TGATAGGAAGCGGAAAAACTCCGCTCCAAATCCTGAAGCTGGATATTCCCGCAAACGATCGGGTATGGGTAATGACGCGAGAGGGGATTCTGAAGCATTCGGAACTGGTGCAATTCGCAGTTAATTGCGCAGAAAGAGTTCTGAAGGATTTTGAATCCCAATGTCCTGGCGACAAGCGGCCGCGAAATGCGATCGAAGCCGCAAAGAATTGGTTACGCAATCCGACTTCCGCCGCCGCCAACGCCGCCTACGCCGCCGCCAACGCCGCCTATGCCAACGCCGCCTACGCCGCCTACGCCGCCGCCTACGCCGCCTACGACGCCGCCTAAGCCGCAACCAAACCCGCCAACCCCGCCAATCACACCACCACCTCAGGAACCGCCACGACAGCCA